TCGTATTGAAACTCTGGTCGTGTCTCAGGCTCGGGATTTCGTCAGCCGTCCACGGGCTCGGCAGCTCAAGTATCCCGGCAGCAATGCGGGCAAAGCCTTCGAGCGTGGCCGTGCCGACGCCCTCAAGGAAGAACTGGACATAGTAGGGCGACACGCCCGGTGTGAACGTGACGACATGGTCGCCGGGGCCAAACGAGGAAGCCTGGACGATGTCCTCACCGTCAGACGTTGACCCAACCCGGAGGCGCAGCACGCGCCGCGTGATCTTGAACTTGTAGCTGACCGCATCGGTAGGCGCAGCGGTCGTGACTTCCACTTGCGCAATAGCGCGTTCTCCGGCCGCGCCCGTAAACGTAACCACGGCCCCGACTGCCGCAATGGACGCGCTCATGGGATATAGCCCCCGCCAAGGCCGCTGAACCCGCCAAGACCGCCATCAAAGAAGCCGCCGCCAAAGCCGCCGCTGCCGCCTTCGCTGCCGCCGCCAATGTCGCCTGTGCCGCCATCAGGAGCCGTGCCGCCGCCGCTCGGAATGACAGCGCTCTCGTCTGTCCAGCTGCCCACGGTCGCAGCCGCGCCCTCAAGCGTGACATAGCCGCCATCGACCACGAACCGGATCTTCGAGCCGCTGATCTCAAGGGCAAACCGCGCAACGTCGCTTGTGACCCACGGCCGGAGCAATGCCACCGCGCTGTCCGGCGTCTCGCCTACGAATATCGTGCCCGGCGCCTTGGTCATCCCGCCTTGTCTCAGCGGGAAGATGTTCTCCATGATCTCGGCGCCGCGGGCGTAGTTTTGGAGATCGACACGGGCAAGGGCTTCCTTGCCAAGCTCGCCCGCATTGAACGCGACCACTTCCGACTTGGATTTGGCCATTGCATCAGCCCTTCGAAGTCAGGGTCAGGAGGTTGTACATGTCACCCTCTCCAGCCGCCCGGACGCCAGCCGCGCCGGGACCGCAGGTACTCGCCCGGCTTGCTTCTCACGATCGGGTCCGTCGAGCCGTCAAAGGCCCGCGCCGCATTGCCCCGGTCCACGATCGCTGTGTCGATCCGGCTGCGGGTGTTGTCGCTCTCGTCGTTGACGGGGTAGACCTCGCTCGCAAGGTGCGCCGCGTGCAGGTCTGCAAAGGTCGAGGGCCAGCCGCCAACCTGCTCGATGTACGCGCCGTCCACGAACCAGCAATAGGTCGTCTCGTGGTTCGACAGGATCTTGCCCGCGTGCCAGGTGTACTCGATCGGGTAGCCGTCTTCGTTCAGCACGTCCGACACGAAAATCACCCGCTTGCAATTGGCGGGCTGGTTGAACGTGTATTCCCAGCCGAGCACTGCCGGCGTGACCTGCGTCAGCTGGGCAACGGACTTGAAAGCGTTCCACGGGTGCGACTCGAACAATCGCCCCGCCACGTCTTCCCATGCGCCCATGATCTCGCGGACGATTTTCTTGTCGCTGTCGATGCCGACACTCGACGGCTCGCCCAGCAGGCGAAGCGCATTCTTCAATACGGTCGCCTGCGTGGGCATGGGTTAGGTTTCCGCTGAGGAATTATTGATTACGTGCAATTTTGCTTCGGCCTGCGGTCTTCCATACAGGTCGTCATGCACGTCTCGCAGCATGTCCGCCTGCTCCTGAAGCCAAGCAGCAAAAGCGGGCTCGGCATCAAGGCGAGCCGCTACCACACCAGCCAAACGCTGGGATACCGCGTAGGCTTTGTTAGCGGCCAGAAACTGCACGACTGGAATTTGTGTTTTGCCCTCGCTCACGCCGCCGCCTCGTCTGCCTTGACCTTCGCCTTGGCTTTGGGCTCTGCCACCATGCCGGCATTCATCGCCCGGCCCTGTGCGGCCTGTGCATCGGCAGCGATCATCGCATTCACGCGGGTCAGGGCAGCTTCCTTGGACAGGTGCCCCGCATCCTTCAGCGTGTTTTTATAGAAGATGCCGTACTTCTCGGCGTCGCCCATCCACTTGGCTTCCCAGTCTTTCGGGAACGCCATCTCGCCAAACGTCACGATCTCCGTCACGCGGCGGCAGATCAGCTGGCTGATATTGGTCTGGGCAAGGACGACGAGCTCGAACATGCAGGAAAAATCCTGCCACTCGACTTCGATCCGGTCGCCTACCGTGAGGCGGTTGCTGGACTGAAGCAGGCCGAAATAGTCCGGGTTCAGCACGTCATCGACGGAATGCGTCACCGGCACGCGGCAGTGGTACTTGTTGCGGGTCGAGCCCGCCACTTCGAGCTTCAGGTTCTTGTCTTCGCAGCGGACTGTCATGCTTGCTCCATAGCTAAGGGGGCCAGGATGAACCTAGCCCCCTCGCCGTGTATGGGTGAGTTACGGAGCCGGTTAGCCCGCAGCCACCACGATTGCGGTCTCGGTCGCCGTGGTGGCGTTGCCGTCCGAATCGACAGCCCGGACGATGTAGAAACCGGCATCTGCCGGGTTCGCCGCGTTCTTAGCTGCCGTCGTCGCCGGGACAGAGGTCGTCCAGATCCGGACCAGGATCAGGTCACCGACTTCCATGCCGCGGTGGCCGTAAGCCGGAGCGGACATGCCAGCAAAGTAGTCCGTGCCATCGACCACGCCGGTTGCATCCGTCGTGTCATAGACCCAGAGCTTGAAACCGAGGATGCCGCCGGCCTCAGCCGCGAGGTGAAGTGTATCAGGTGTGAAAGCCATCTGCTTATCTCCTTATGCGAAGGCTGCGGTGTCGTCGTGGACGGCTTCGACCACGCCGCGGGGAAGGCAGAGCTTCGCAGCGTGCCAGACTTTCGCCCACACTTCCGAGCGGTCTTGCGGCTCGTAGTAATAGGCGTGGACTTCCGGGTCGCCTGCAATCTGGTGGCCCAGCGCAGACTCGTGGAAGATGAAGCAGGACGCCGTGGCCGTACCCGTGCCGGTCAGGCCGGTATGGGTGATCCAGTTCACGTCCAGCCAGCGGCGGAAGCCCATGGCCGGGATGCCGTTCTCCATCGGGCGAACCGTGATGAAGTCGCTCGACTTGAACTCGTTGATGCGGAGCATCTGGCCATAAGCCTTCGGCGTCAGGACGCCCCAGACCCGGCCATCGTTCGGGACATCGTTCGCCCAGAGCGTGGTGGTCCAGGTCAGGAACGTGGCCAGCGTGGCAAAGGAGACTGCCGAGCCGGAGTTAACCTGCACCGTCGCCGTGTCGAGCTGGGTGATGATCTCCTTGTCGATCGCGCGGTTCGTGGCCGCGACGACCTTCTTGTATTGCGCGCCCCGCACGTTGGGATTCGTGCGGAACGCATCGAACGAGTCGAGGCGGTACTTCATGAAGTGCTCTTTGGCGGTCGCCGTGACCTGGCTCAGGGCGAGCTGGCCTTCGGGGATGTCGCCGTTGCGCGTGCGGGTCGTGGCTTCGTCAGAGAGGCCAACAACGTCCCACTTGATGGTCGAGCCGGCCATGAGACCGTCCGAACGGCAGCACTTCTTGAGGAGGGACTCGTTACGCTCGAAGTCCTCCTTCATTTCGTCTACGAACTTTGTACGCTCAAGCGCACTGATGGTTGAAACAGACATGATCTATCGATCCCTTGTCAAAGAGGGGTGAAAACAAGGCGATCCGGCTGGCTGACAGGTTGGCCCGCATAAGCGGGGGCTGACAGCGGCCTTATAGAAACGCGGGGCCGGAAACCGGGTTGGCCGCGTGCCTCGCCCCCTGCCTATCGCCGCCGCGACAGGGGGTCTGGCTGATGGAACGCGGGCTAGGCCCGGCGCCCCGAAGCTCGTTCCAGCTGGGCCATGACCTTCTCAAGGTCGCCGCCTGGCTTGGATGCATCTGCATAGCGGGCGCGCTCAGTCGCGCTGCCGTTTCGCCATGCCCTCATTTTGTCGTACTCAGCCTGCAACGCCTCGACGCCCATTGCCGGGGCCGACACGAGCGACTTCGTGAATGTCAGGTCTTCGGACGTGGCACGCGCCGCATTGGCCAGCATCTTGATGATTGCCGGATGCGCGCCGAGCGTGGTGCCGTCCATGAATTGCTGGTCGAGAAGCGCAACAGCCTCGTCACCGCCAAGCGAGCGCAGCGCCTCATTGGCAAGGCCGAGGTTCATCTTGTAATCCGCGCCCCATTCCTTCTGGAGCTGGCGCTCGGCTTCCTGCGCCTTGACCACAGCCGCGGCCGCCATCTGGGCAGCGCGCTCGTTCAGCGCGTCGTAGTAAAGCGCCTGGAATGTCTTTGCGACTTCAGGATGGGCCGTGAACCCGCCCTTCTTGTGCAGGTCCGCCAGCTTGGCATCGATGAAAGCCCTGTCGCCTTCGCCAAGGTCGAGGCCCTTCGGCGGTTCGACACGCTCGTACTTGTCCGGCGCTTCGGGAATACCCAGCGCCTTGGCAAATGCAGCGCGGTCCTCGTCGGTCGCGTTGTCGCCGGGGATCTTGATCGCGCCTTCCATCTTGGAACGGATGGTATTCTGCGCCTCGGTGAAGGTCTTCATGAACGCGCCGGGGTCGGCGTAGCGCTCAAGCATCTGCTTTGCCTTGTCGTCCTCGCCGGCCAGCAATGCACGCCAGTCCGAACCGCCCTGGTCGCCCGCACCCGGAACTGCCGCAGCCGGTGGGGTTGCTGCGGCAGCCGGGGACGCTGCCGGAGGAACAGCAGCAGCGGGCGGGGCTCCAGCGGCAGAAGCAGCTGGCGGAGTCAGGATCGTGGTGGCTTCAGACATGAAATCTCCTTGTCAGCGTGCAGAATATGCAGGCTGGATGGAGGCGTTGTTTAGTTGAGCTTCTTCGCCTGCTTGAACCCGTACAGGCACACGCCTGCAAAGATGATGAAGCCGATGATGCCGACGATTTCCGCCGGAAGCGTCTTCGTGACGACGCCGCCCATGGCGAGGTTGTCGATCAGGAAAGCCAGCGCGAGGCCAGCCAGAACATTGCCGATAAACACTTGGTCGAACTTAGGCATAACGTCAGCCCTCCTTTGGCTTGACCCATGCCTACACCCCCGCCCGCTATGGCTGGTTCATTCGTCCTGCGTGCTGTCCTCGATGCAGTCCCAGCCATACTCAGGATCGACATCCTGAAGCGTGTAGAGGTTGATGCCGGCCACAGCTCCCATCGCCATACCGACCCAGCGCTGGCCTGCCATGAACCCGGCCTCGCGTTCGTTCATGCGGGCAGGTTCCAGTGTCGTCAGGCCGCAGAACTGGCGCAGTATCTCCCGCACCGCGATGCGCTGCTGCACTTCAGTCGCCGTCCCGCGGAAGATCGCACGGATCGCCAGCACATGGTCCGGCTCGAGTTTCGGTATCTGGCCGAGCTTGCGGGCCTGCATCAGACAGCACCGATGCCAGGTTCAAGCATCGCCCCGCCGATCGCATCGCCAACAGTGCGCAGGTTCTCCGGCTTGGCGCTCAGCGCTGCCTTGCCTGCTTCCATCGCCATGGCTTCCATCTTCGCAGCGTTCTGGGCCTCGGCGCGCTGCTCGCGGATCGCCTCGACATCATCCTTCTTGCGCTGCCACTTGGCCGGGGCAATGCCCTCCATCGCGTCACGCAGGGCCTCGTCAAAGTCCACGTTATCGATCGCGTCCATCGCTTCGGGATGCTGCGTTGCGATCAATGCCGTCACGCGGCCAAGCACCTGGTCGAACTGGGCAGCCTTCAGCTTGCGCAGCGCGTCCGACAGCGGCGTCTCGAACTCGAAGTCGATGTCAGCCTCGGACAGAGCCTCGGGCAAGCCGTCGATCGAGCCGTCCGGCAGCACAGCGCCGAACGCACCCTTGGCCATGGCGCGCTTGAACACGCTGTCCATCAGCATCGCGTTCTCGGCTTCCATCGGCTCGAACAGCGGAGCAGCTTCGATCACATACTGCTCGACCCATTCGGCTGCTTCGTAGGCCGTCATCTCTTTGTCAGGCAGGCGCTTCAGCAGGTTCACGAAGAACTCGCGGCCAAGGCGCTCGGTCTGGAACTGCACGAACTCCATGCCATAGCGCGGATCGCCGGACTGCACCGGGGTCAGCGGATCACCGAGCCGGTAGTCATAGTCCTCCGAAACAAACGTCACGGTATCGGCTTGCAGCGACAGCGCGCCCTGGATGATGCCCTTCTTCGCAATCAGCGGCGGGCGGACAGCCTTCTCCAGCCCCTCGATCATGGCGGACTCGGAGATGTTCAGCATCCGGCCATCAGACAGGGCGACAGACGTGCAGGGCGAGCGGCCATAGGGCTCGTCGCTCACGTCCATCCAGATCCGCACGGTATACGGGAACGTCAGGAACTCGCCCGAGCCAATGCCCGGCTCCTTCACACCCTTCGCGGCGTAGACAGCCATGTACTCAGCGCCCCGGAGCTTGCGCTCCTTCGGGTCATAGCCGAGCGGGTCGAACGGCATGGTGCAGCGGTACACGATTTTCTTGGCTTCGAGGTGGCCCTGGTCGATCTCGCGCTTCCACTCGGCCGGCAGGCGCTCAAGGCCGAACAGCTGGGCCGCCTGGCGCAGCGTGAGGTGCAGCCGGTGGTGCAGCGTATCGACCTTGCCCTCGGCGTTCTTGCTCCACGCCACGTCTTTCAAATGCAGGCATTTAAACAGGATGCCGGTCTGCATCAGGTTGTACGGGTGCGCGATGACAGCATTGCCGAACGTCACATAGTCGTGGTCCGACTCGGCCATGGCCTTCGAGAAGTTGGCGCTTGGCGAGTACACGATGTTGCGGAGCGTCTTGGTCGCGTCCTCGCACCAGCGCTTGGCCTCGTCGTCCTTCATCACGGCTTCAGGCTTGGCCACAGCACGGAACCAGTCACGGCCACGCGGGCGAAGCATGGCGCCGAGGTTCTGGGCGAGGTCACGCCGCATCAGCATCGGCTCGACGGAATACACGCCTTCATAGCGCTCATCGCCGGACGAATAGGTTCGGGTGAAGTCGGCGCGCTCCTGGTAAAAAATCTCGGCCTGCTTCTGGAACAGGTCGTCGAACAGCAGCTTGTCCTTGAACGCCTTGTCTGCCGTCTCCAGCGCCTTGCGGGCACGGGTTTGCAGCGCGTCCATCTCGACGCGGGCCGTGTCGCCTGAGCCTGCCTCGTATGCCATCAGCCGAGCAGCGTCCGCTGGCTGGTCGCAGGCGCAGCGTAATTGCCGTCACCCAGGGAGCCGGACAGCAGTGTGGACATGCGGCCAGCGCGGCTTCGGCCCTTGCGCGCGTCCTCGATCGCAGCCTGACGCACGTTCGGCGCGGTTGCGGTGGGGATGGGCTTCGGCGGAGGCGCCGGAGGCGGAGGCGGCGGCAGTCTGGGTGTACGCATCATGGGCGGGAACCTGGCAGGTTAACGTCTGCCTACGTTCTTAGCCTGATGCCTGATGATGGGCGGTGTAGCGCCTGCATTGCCACGCTTGGAGACGTGCGACCTGCGCTCGGCCTTGGCCAGATCATCAGGTGCAGCCCATGCAAAGAAGTAGCCCCAGGCAAGGTCTGGTGAGCGGCCAATGCGCTTCTTGATCTCGTCGTTCGACTCGATGCGGATGACCTTACGCATGTCTTCGCGCGGCTTTTCCTGAAAGCTGGACAGCTCCAGCAGCACGTCGCGGCCGGGCGGCAGGGCAACGCTATCCCCGTTTACCGGGTCCAGCGCCTCCCTCAATCCCCAGACCAGCTGGGCGCGCATGTTCTCGAACTCGCGGCCATCGCGGGCCTTGCGGGTCGGGCTGAAGCTGGCCTTGATGCGCTTGACGTTGAACTCGTTGCTCTCAAGGGCCGAGCACAAATCGTCGCCATAGCCGTTGTTATCGACGTTGAACTGGGGATCGTCACGCGCCACGCTGACCACGAAAGCCAGCTTTTCGCCGCCGGAACGGACCTCAGCGCCAGGCTTGACGACATGCCGGCCGAACGTCGCCCCGTGCAAGGGCACAGCAACCATGCGGTCAACGCCTCCGGACGCCACGTCCACGCCAAGCGCCGACATAGGTTTGTAGTAAGGCGAGGCCGGATCAGTCTCGCGCTTGCGGATCATCCAGCGTTCCTGCGCCGCAAGTATCCATGCGGTCGGGATGACCTGCCGTTCAGCGTCATCGAGGGTCGTGACAAACTTGCCCCGAAGCAGCGCGTCTTGCAGGTGCTGGGGCAGCAGCGCCAGCTGGTTGGCGTAATCGCTGTCCATCAGGTCGGGGTTGTCTGCCAATGCTGCCGGGATGAACGTGCGGGATTTCGGCCTGACCTCTATCTCGCGGCCCTGAGCGTCCGTGATATGGCCCACCCAGTCATGCTCGACCTCGACCGTGACGCCGTTGATCTTGGCGAACCACCGTAGCTCGCCGGGCTGGGCCGGCCCCTTGTTGAGCGGATCAGCATATTCAGGGTCCAGCCACGGCGCAAACCAGTCGAAGATCCACAGACCCTCCGGTGTCAGCGGCGGGTTGGATGCCAGCACGACACGGCAGCGCTGGTCAGATGGCACCCCTTTGGCCGGACGGTTCCAGCCCATGGCGAACTCGATCAGGTCTTCCTGGAACTGCACCGCCTCGTCAAAGCCAAGGAAGTCAGCCGCGCGGCCTTGATATGCTTCGGCCTCGGTCTGGTTCGTGAATGCACCGAACTCGATGGAGCGCTTGACGCCTGCTGTCTGCTCCTCTGGGAGCTTCCATGTGTGCTTCTGAAGGTTATAGCCCTTCTTGGAGCCCAGCGACTCCGCCAGGGCCTCAACCATGCCGCCCTCGCCGTCGATGTCCTTGAAGTGCCGGCGAAACAAGCGGCTGACCCGGTGCTCATTGGCAGCCAGCGCCAGCAGGAGGATCGTTTTACCCCCGCCGGCCGAACCGCCGTAGTAGAGCAAGTCAGCCTTGCTGTTGTAGGCCATGGTCTGAGGGCCGGGGTTCGGCACTATGACCATGCCGCGCGTGCCTTCTTCGGCTATGGCGATGGCCTTCTTCTGCTCCTCGATCGGCAGCGCTGTCAGTTTGGCGAGGATGTCATCAAGCGACAGGGCTGACACGGATCAGGTGCCCCCGCTGACAGCGCCCTGCAAAACAAACGCCAGCTTGCGGCCAATGGACCGAAGGCTTTTCTCCTCCTCGGTCTCCTCCGGATCGTCGGCACCCTTCTTGCCGTCAAACATGCCGAGGTGTTTTGCCATGCTGTCGAGCGCGGCCTTCTTGTCCCAGGTTTTGATCTTGTGGACGTACTCGACAGCAGCGTCATCGCCATAGCCAGACGTGCGCGTCACGACCTCAACGCCGGCAATGGCGGCCGCTGTGTCGTCATCCCACTCTTGTGGGTTCTTCAGCTGGCCATCTGGACCGAGTGTCTTGCGCACGTCGCTGAACCCGATCCGGGCATACTCCTGAAGGATACGTTCAGGGGTAATCTTTGTCGTTTTGGCGATTTCACCACGCAGACGGTTTAGTTCTTCTATGATCTCAGGTTTTCTAAGGTTCTCATTCGCAATCGAAGCGGCAGTGTTTTCGCTGTATCCAGCCCGAATAGCCGCCTGCGTCCCATTCAGATCAATGAGATATTCTACACAGAACTTCGCCTGCTTCGGGGTGAGCGCCATCAGTCCGCCCTCAGCCACTTAGGCTCAGCCTTGAGCAGGAACTGAGCCGATGTCGTTTCGGCGTGGTGCATCGTGCATTCCGTGCCGTCGAAGGAGATGCCGGTAATGCCGACCATGGCGCCGTTGAAGTGGATGCCGATCACGGGATAGCCGTGGGGGAAGACTGGGGCGTTCCGGTCCATGACGGAGTGCTCGTAGGCCGCAGCCTCGAATGCGATCTCGTTTATCGGCACGAAGGCGCGCCTGGCGAGGCGCTCGGTAAACTTGTCGAGGAATGCGGCGTAGACATTCACCACACGGGCATGTGTTCCGGGCGGCGGATCAGCAGCCTCGACCATCTGGTGGATGATGCGGGGGATTTGCGATCCGGGCGCAACCTCAGACGATAGCTTGATGAGAGGACTGGTCATGCAAACTCCAGTGTTAGTTCCGGGTTGGCATCCTTGACCGCGCCAAACCCGCGCGCTCCAACGGATTTGACCTCTTGCGAGGCAGGATGCCCAGTGTCCGCCGTAGCCCGGTGCGGCAGCGGGAGCCAAAATAGGAGCGCGCGATTCATGTTACTTGCGTGACCATGCGTCGAGCTGGTCTGCGATCTTCATCAGCTGTTCCGGGTCTTCGATGCGCGTGATGTCATGCGCCATGCGGACAAGGTTCAGCTTGTCTTGAGCCCGGTATTGAGCCTTGTGATCGGCCTGCTCGGTTTCGGTCATCAGGCGACCTGCAATTTCGTTGTACATCTCGTTCTCCATGGGTTGATCGGTCATGCGCTCGCCCTCGCCGGCTGTGTCAGCATCAGGGGGCGGCCAAACTGGTTGTGCAGCCAGACAGCTGCGGCATAGGTCAGGACGAACCCGCGCGGGCGGATCGCATCAACGGGTTCGGGCAGGCCGAGCGCCTCGAAGCGTTTGCGGATGTGGTAGTTGAACGTGCGGATCTGGCTGTCCATCGCGCCGTTCGACTCCTGGTTCAGCCGCTCGGAGGCGGCCTCATAGGCTTCCATGATCTGTTCGGCGGTGCGCACGTTGGGATAGGCCTCCATCAGGATAGCAAGGAATATAGCCTGCCATGTGGGGATGGAGAGTTGATAGGCGACCTGATGGGTCAGGTTGACCCCGGTAATGCGGCGCAGCTGGGCCTCGACCTCATGCACCAGATCGGGGTGTTCAAGGTAAGACTGAACACTTTGTTGCCGTTCTTTCACATGGCACAAGATGTAGTGGACCGCGCCCGGTGTGCGGTTTCCGAAGTAGGCACCGATGCGCCGGATCGACCAGCCGCGCTCGCGCAGGGCCTTCATGGCACGGGCACGGGCGCGGCACAGGCGTTCTTCCTGAGACCGGCCCCTGAGCGCGTCGATCGAATAGCCGTGCTCCTCTGCGATCCTGGCGAGGATGGCAGCCGGCGAGGTGGCAGCGGGTGACAGGGTGCGGGGCTGGGTCATGCGGCCTCCTCGGAAATGCGGCGCCAGCGGCCAGCTCGGGCCTCGTACCGTCCGCTGGCGTCCTCGGTGATCGAGCCGTCGAGGAGGTCGTCGCAGGGCGTGCCGTCGAGGGATGGGATTTCGGGCAATGCCTCAGGATCGCTCAGGATGGCCGCTGGCGGCGTTTTGCCATGTTTGGCGCTGAGGTGGCGGCTCAAAGCGATCTCGGCCTCTGTGACGGCCCTGTCGGCCTCTGTGATTGAGGCAGACAGTTCCTCGTACTCGCGGGTGATGGCGGCAAGGCGTTCACGCTTCTTGCGCTGCTCGGGCGCGTTGGATGCGGCGAGGGCGGCTTCGAGGGCGGTGAGGTAGGCTTTCGTGTCGTCAGGCATGGGGGGGCTCCTTGATCATCTTGGAGACTTTGAGCCCCTCGTTCTCATCTTCGAGCCACGCGATGAGGTCTTCGAACGTGTCGAAGGTCCAGTCAGGTTTGCGGGCAGTGGTCAGCGTCACGTTCCAGCGCTTGCCGTCCGTGTCGATCGTTATGCCCCATTGCAGTGCATCTCCGCGGGTCATCACTCGCCTCCTTTCGACAGCGACATCCACATTGCCCAGCCGATGAAGATCACCGTCAGGAGCAGCCCCAGCCAGAACAGGGTCCAGGTCATCGTTTGGCTCCTCGGGTCTTGGGCCTGATCATCTGCCGGCCGTCCAATTCGTCAGGCGACAGCACGCGGAACCGGACAGGCTTGCGTTCGCCGCAGCGCTCACAGGTCACGCGGTTGCAGTCGTCCACCTCGGTGAACTTGTGGACGCCCCACGAGCAGCGGATTGAGATCGGTCTCATTCCGCACCTGCCCAGACGACGACGCCGATGAGTTGGAGGAGGAGGATGAGGGTCATTGCTTGTCCACCAGCTTGATGTTGAAAACCTCGGACAGGGCTTCCGGCGTGGCCAGCTCCCAGCCGTCGTCGCAGTCCCAGCCTTCGGTTCGATGTGGCTGGTCTGTGTTGGTGCCGGGCTCGCCCGCCCCACGCCCGGCAATGGGTTGGCTACCGTCAAGCGCTGGCTCAACCAAACCGGCACTGCGGGATGCGGGGCTTTTCTGTTTCGTGTCAGTCATGGGCGGCTCGCTAGGCCGCAGTGGCCTTCAGTGGGCGCTTCGCCAGTTGGTGTTTCGCCATACCGGCCGCTATAAGTTGGCTGATGCCAGCGCCAAGCCATGCAGGCGGAGCCGATGCACATCGATCCGCGATGCGGGGCACCGTCGAGTAGCCTGTTGGGGCTGGTGCTCACTGACGCCGCCATAGCGCGCGTAAACGGACACCATTTCGTCTTCGCCTCATCCTCGGTCATGTCTTTGCCTCTTCGAAGTGTCGCTGCGCTTCCGGTGGCAGCGCGCTAACCAAGCTTGCGGAAAGGCCAATTTTAAGCGCGACAACAACGGCAA